CGATCGTATTATGTTTTGCCGGTTTCCATTTGAATGAATGGTTCCATGTTGTTTTATATAATGGACCGGCATTACCATCGTTACGAACATTACTTCCGACACCATATTCAAGCGGAGTAAATATAAGACCATCGCACCAGTATTCGTATTGTTGTTCATCTTCCATTTTTCGCATGATTGTTGCACAGCAATCGAAAATAGATCGCTGTGGCGTAGCGACCTCGAATATTTTATGCTCGATTCTAATGGGGGGCAACGAGTCTGCGCCGCCGGAAACGCATTTCATCTGGAGATTTTTTACGACACTAATTAATAATGGCAGTCTGAAATTAGTTAATACTTCTTCATCATTCGAAGGAAAGAACAAACGACTACGTATATCAGCCTTGTGTACGTAATATATATCGAATGCCAGATATAAATTAATGAAACTACCGTTTTTGTTATGAAGAATATGTTCTCCATCGATCAACGTATTATATAACTTTGTGTTTAATGAAACTGCGCCGGTAAATTGAATGTTCATATTGGTATCAATTAGATAAATTCTACCGGTTCTTGGTGCAACAAATAACAGTTTTCGCATACCGTCGGCCTTTTCTGTAACAGAGTATCCTTGGCAAATATTTGGCGATTTCGAGTCAGGATTTATAGGCATGATATTCTGCATTTGTAATGTAAATGAAGATGGGCCTACAAAATGTTTTGGGCGTAATTGGATTCTTCTGCCTGATGCGGCAGCAGCTGCTGTATCGGCGTCGCCTCCATCACTTTCTGCACCACCTTCGCTATCGCTATCGCTGTCGCTGTCGCTCTCACCTAACCCTTTAATTCGCTTATGTGTACTACTAGTTCTTCCACTATGTTCTTCGGGGTGAAGTAATTCGTGATATTTACGTTGGACGCGACGCATTTCAACTGACGATACCGGATAATTTGTTTCTTGGATACCAGATAATACAAGTGTTATCGTTTTTCGCAATTTCTCCAATAAATATTTGGGGTGATTGAAAGATGTCCCTGGACCAACAAGGTCATTAATTACTTCTATTTCGATCTCATATTTAGGCATACTATCAAGTACCTTCGCCGCTTCAAATGTAGTTTCTGGAATGTACCGGGATCTATCGCGATGTGATTCCTTTACCACGCTTAAATCAATTTGAAATGGCAAATCCGGGTGCGTCATCGTACTTCGATTTATGTAACGAAATGTCTTTTTATTATCATTCCATGTTTTTAAAATTGACCTGGCCAAAGTAGAAGTATTTGCGACATGTTTCTCGCGTTGGTAGCTTACTTTGAAATTGAAGTCTTCGAATACGATAGGCATAATTGTTTGTTGTCTCGATTCTTCTTCTGCATTTTCTCCTTCAAATAGACCACCTTCTCTAGATTTAGTTGTGTTTCTTGCATACATCTTCTGCGTAAATAGAACATATTTGTCATCGGGTTGGTTTGTTTTACAATATTTTTGAACGTCATTTATTCCGTGAATTTCTGCGCGAATAAGCGATAATTTGGTTTGTCCTGTTTTTGGATCAACAAATTCGTTTTGAATTTTCAAAGCATATGCATTTTTCTTTGAGAAAACAAATCCAGAAGCCAATAATTTTTGTATGACATTATCAAAATTCTGTTTTGTAGTTGGCTGATTTCCGCGTGTCCCAAATCGAACTTCTAATTCAGGAATACCATCGGTTCTATCCAATATACCGTCTAAATAAGATGATACGATATTCGAAAATCCGGATTGTTTGTCCGACGATGATGACGACGACGATTCATGTCTTTTTCGTATTCCAGGTATACTTGCAGTCGATCCACGATTTCTCGACATTTCACTATATATATGAATAGGAAATTATTTATACCATATCTTATAAATAATTTTCATTTTCAATTTATTATTAATATTATCAATTATATAATTTTATTATATTGTATATTGCATAAACGTATACATATACACCAGCATCATATTAACATGAAAACACATACTGTTCCATTAAAATATATACCAACGAAATTAAATATTTCCGATAGAAAAAAACAAACAAAAATGCTCATCAGATCTAGAAAAATGTATAAAAACAAAAAATATTATACACGTAAACAATTAAAATCGTATAAAAATAAGACATCAAATCACGTGTTAAATGCCCGTAAAATGTATAAAATTGAAAATATCAGACCAGATAATGAATTATCGAATAAAACCGGTTGTAGTATTGCAGCATTACGTAAAATCGTAAAAAAAGGTGAAGGCGCGTATTACTCTTCTGGATCTAGACCGAACCAGACGCCACAATCTTGGGGGTATGCACGACTTGCTAGTGCTATAACCGGTGGAAAGGCTGCCGCGATTGACTACGACATTTTGGATAAAGGTTGCGATCACTCTAAACGAGCATTTCTTCTTGCAAATAAATCACGACGTAATTATAAATTAACACACACAAAACATGTGAAATTAAACTACTAAATCATAATAGGTACGATACACACACACACGCAGACACGCCTCTAAGGTTAGAGTTCGGTTATTCAAATACTTTGGCAAATCGCTTCATATAGTTCGCCTTTTGTTTTTCTTTTTTCGATACCGATTGATCCGAATTCGCCTTTGTGTTGATGCGTTGTTGATATATTCAGACGTTTACATATATCCACCAAATCCTGCAATTTATATGCAGATAATGGGCGAATCGGGGTGCTTATATTTTCCATGCTCCAGTAATTATCTCTTATATAATTTAGTGCGGTTGTTTTAAGGGTCTGAATACTACGTTTAGATCCAATAGTAGAAGACTGATTTGAAAATAAATAAATACCATATTTCCCTCGCTTCTTCTCAATAACAAATGTTTTTGAATCGTCATTATTTCTACCGATTTCAAATATTTTTCGCCCTTGAATTAAACATATAGATAAATTATACGTAAGCGCTATAGCGTAAAATGATTCCAAATTGATAAACGGTTTATTTACTATACCGTCCTCGATTTTAGATAACGACAATTTATGTGGCTTCAATAATGTCTTTTTAGACCGAATATCTCCCACTACCTGATATTTAAATACGTTGCCTTCCGTATAATAATTTTCGACTGTTTCAAACTTCTCAATACCATTTATCATAATATATGCACACCACAATAATGAATCTTCTGGCTTGGTGATAAAAAATGACGCAATATCGTCAAACTGGACGATTTCGGGTGTTTCGATTTCTTTCTCTACTTGTTCTTCGGGTTCTGTTTCTGATTCTTCTGATGATAAAACAGAAGACACTTCCGAGTCACAATCCGATGATGATACAATTTCATCTGTTGATAATTTCACATTTACAATATCATCTATTGTCGTTTTTGGTTTATCTTTTGAAACCGACTCAAGTTCTGAGGGTACATTTAGTTTTGGAGCATATTTACTAACGATCGTGCCATTACCATTACCATTACTGTTATTAATCGAATGTACAATCATTCTATTATTAATATTGTCACTTGTAAATGAAAATGAATTATATCGACACGAAACTATCGCCATAACAGATAAAACAGATGTCATACTATATAATATATCGTTTTATCTTTATTACATTATTACATAGTGGACGATTTAGAATCAAAATACTCTTTTGTAATGAATTTCTTTTGTTCTTCAAACTCGCTAAGATGTTTTTCTTGCGCATTTACATAATTAATATATTCTTCTAATTGTACGAGAGAACTGTCGCTTAACTTGGTAATATTAATAAATATACCATTTTTGTTCTCATTTAAATTCGTATTTTTCGAATGCAAAATACGCAATATTTCAATTTGATGGAATAAAGGCAACGATTCCAATTTTTCTTTTAATTTCATTAAATAATTTGTTTTCCATTCAACTTTTTGCGCAATCGTACTTAATTCATTCATTTTTGTAAGGCTGGCTATTGCTGTTATATTTTGAGTTGTTGTTATTCCTGCAAAGGTCATGATTAAATTATCGGATTAAAAAATTGGTTGGTTCTGTTAAATATAATTTATTGTATTTATATGTTATTTATTTTTTTTATAAGTTCTTTTGGATTGGTTATTTTGTGTGTCTATTCCGATTGTATTGACTGGCGCAGATAACTTTGTCACACGCTGCTTTGACGGAATCAACATATTGTTGTTGTTATGTACGGGTTCGAGGTCAGGTCTTACTTTATAATTTGGTTCTAATGTTACGTCATAAACAACATCAATTTTGTGAAGTAATGCAATTATTGTAACATGTGTATCATTTAATACGAATCTCCTACCGATAATTTCAACGACAAGTATATCATTTTCTTTAACAAGAACAAACTGTTCTGCTGAATTTGAATGCATATTCATATCTCTCGAAAGAAACACCTCAATTGGTGAAGTTGATCCTGGTTGAAGTCCTTTTGCGACTGCGCGAATCCCTGCTTGGGTGATTGTTTTTGCAACACATGCAATCTTAGTCTGTTCATTTGGAAGACAAATTAAACAGTTCAACACAACGTCAAAGATCACATTACCGCCGTTTAATCTACCGCATGAATGTTGAATAATCTGAGTAGTTCCCGGGCAAACATATCCTTCTATGGAACATTTCCCTTCTAACATAATCGACATTTCTTTGTTTAATACGTCGACTATTTTGGACGATCTTGCAATTCTGTGAAATGGAACAGTAATACTTCGATGAATCTTTGTTTTTGTAAATAACTCGATATCACAATAATTAGAATCGCCAGTATCGTGACTATCGAGTAATGGTATCATATTATGACTATCTACATGTTTTATGTTAACAGGCGAATGCTTGTCATTTATTTCGGAGACTGCAGTATTGCTAGAAGAAACAATTTTTAGTTTTAATTTTTTCTTTACGTCAGCCGGGTTTTCTCTCTCTGACGTCTTTCCTGACTGTGTAGGTGTTGTGTATGAGGCTAACATTAATAGATATAATTACTCTCAATAATGATAGCAATACAAACAATCGGCTATATCATATTATAATTTGGTTTTATATTGTTATCAATTTTATCATATTAATTCGAAAATTTAGTTTTAGATATTATTATTCGTTTCATGTTCTTTGGTATAAACAATAATATCTAATTATAATGCTAGACTAGTTCAGCAATAACCGAGATTGCGTCATCACCAATTTCGAATCGTTGTCCAATAACGCGAACTTTTATAGTTTCTTCTTCTTGAATTCGTGAAAATTCTGGGCGGTTATAATGGTGATCGCGTGCGATAAATGCGACAATCGGCGTTTTTTCTTCATTTAAAGTGGCGCGAATACCGGCTAAACTAATATTTTTAACAACACATGAAAATACCATTCCTTCTACTAATGAACAAGATTGACATTCATATACTACATCAAATATCGCGTCTTTTCCATACAAATATCCATTCGAATATGTTAATATTTTCACGCTTCCTGGGCGTATAAAACCTTCTACCATGCATTTTCCTTCAATCATTTTAGATAGAATATGTTCAAGTGTATCTTTAACATTACGGCCAATAATTCTGAATGGAATACGTAACTTGCGTGTTAATAAATTGGTTGTATATATACCGAATTTGCCTTTTGACTGAATACTTGATGCAGTTCCGGATATAGATGCTCTAGTTATAGATGTAGGTGGGCGTAATGATACAGCCGGTTTTTCTGGTTGTGTATTTTGCATTTCTATAATATTATTACTTATAATAACATTATACTTTTTATATATTAACCCAAATGTAATTTTTCAATATCGCATAATATCGATTCTGATGGGGTAAAAAACCATTTTTTCCCGTTGACTCGATTTGCGTTAAATACTCTTAATACAAATTCTTGAAAAACACATAATTCTTTTTGAGTTCGATCTTTTGTGTTTTCGGTCGTCATTTTATATTCATCGCCGTTTGTTTCCGAGTATAATGACAATATATTGTTAATCATCGCGATCGTGTCCGATTTACCCGCTTGATCACACCGTGCACCTTTATCTCGTTTTTTCGTCATCATTTTTACTTTAAATATCAGATATTCATTTTTGAAAAAAGTGACAAACCCAATAATTCCATTCATAGATTTTATTTGTTGACTCTGTTTGGCAGTTATTAATGCGCTAAAATCGCGTTCATCTTCGTGTTCTGCACGAATCCATTCAGGTGTTTCATAACGTAAAATAATAAGTTCATATTTCGGTGTTCCTTCATTAAAAAGCATCAATCCTAGATCTTCTGCTGTACTTACCTCGGCTTTTGCGATAGGATTACTTGCTGCGGCTGCGGCCACAGCGGCTGCTCTTCGCCTACCTAACGGTCTTCGTAATAATTGCTGTGAATAATATGATAATAATTTTTGTTCAAATTGTGTCAAAGGTTGAATACTCGCGACAGATGCCCCCAGACCTCCACCACTTCGAACAAACATAGAATTATTATTTTTATGGTAGAGATAATTTATAAGTAACTTACTGTCTTTAATAAATAAATGTTCAATTAGATTTGCGATAACAAGATCGTGCATTTTTTCATCTGTTATATTAAATTCTCTCGTTTCCGATAATTGTTTTATTACCTTTCCGCAATAGTAGTACCATTCATCATGATCCTTTGTATGTTTTTCATATATAGTTTTACATGTTTCAAGTGTGTCATTCAAAGTAGTAAGTAATTCTTGAATATCTTCGCCGACATCAACAACTTCGGGTTCAATTGATTCTGCAGAAGCAGAAGCAGAAGCAGAAGCAGCGCCAGATTCACCAAATACCACACCACTCGATTGTAATGTCTGCACCTCTTCGGGCTCTCCAGTACCTTTACTATTTAATTTTGCAACCATTCTTTCTACATCTTTGACTACTTCTGTGTTACTACTACTCATGCCAAGAATTTCAGACCGTAACGCTTCTTTCAATACCGGTTTTGGTAATATTTGTAATTTTAAATAATCCTCCGTTAATTCTTTTGTTAACGGATAGGTAACCGATTCATGTTTGTATGGTACTGGAATACTACGATCATATATACTACTTCTAGTATCGGTTAATTCTATTGGTTGAAATATATAATAATCAGCTACATTTACAACGTGTCCTAAGCGTCCATATTTATCATGTACGTATTCATTCGGATCTGTAACAATTTGCGTAAGGGCAAGATTAATTTGAGCTAATGGATATGGTCGAGTTGCATTAATATGTGAAATAATACCATTTGCTCCTAGTTTTTTATAGAAAAATGATTCCTTAAATAAATTTCGGATTTTCTGTATTATTTTATCAATATTCATAGACATAAATTTCTCATTAAATGTATCCAATCTAACATCTCCGCGTGGTCTATTCGCTTTATCTTCGCCTTCTTTATCGTCGTCGCTATCCCCACCTTGTACGCTGTCATCACTACTAAGACCGTATAATTCCTCTTGTTCCTGTATTGGTTTTCCATTTGAAAATGTAGGCTTGCATACATAATCGCAACGTTGCATATAATCGCATAAGGCCGAATACGGTCTTGCGCCGATTTGATATTCTATCTCTTTACGAGACGATAATTTTTGAGGAACTTTACGATTCAATTGTTCTGCAGTTTGTGTATTGTGTTGAACATTTAATAAACAATCAACTGCCGACGTGCGAAGAGCTCGTGAAACTATACCAATTTTTATTGCCTTAAATTCGGATAAGCGATACAAGTATAGATCGATCGCTTCAATTTCCCTATTTGTTAAATATGTTCCGTATAAATATAGCTCAACATTTCTTTGCGAATACGGTAGTCGTTTATGACTACAATTACGTATTGCTCGTCCGATAATCTGCTCCAATAAATTCATATTATACCATGGCTCAAGAATATGAACCTGACGTATATTTTTAAAATCAAGACCTTCTGCTCCTGCAACCGAAATAATAACAACCTTTACTTTTTCACCGTTTATATTGTCCTCGTCTGTAAGCGCTTTTAATTCGAATAGATTATCCGGTGAGATTGTTGGGTCACCTGTAATTACCGAATAACGTGCTGGGCGAAATGGCTCACCCGGAAACTGCGCAATATGTTGTTTTTGTGGTAAAAGCGTTATTGCATCAATACTTGGAACTGGTTTTGTTTTGAAAAGTGAGCTATTTGCGCCATTTGCGCTATAACGAGTAAACCCAAGTTCTTCAAGTGCAAGTGCAATCGGAACGACACCACCGTCGATATACTGACTATATGCCAATATAATTCCGTCACTTGATAACACTTTATCGCATATATTCTTGATTTTTGCAGAATACCGACCAATATTATTTGGCGCGAAAATGCGATATGAGTTTGATCCCTTTACTGGTGGTCCTACACTAGAATCAGGTGCTTTGAAATTACGTATAAATTCGGGTCTGTATTCGAAATTTTGACGCATGGGGGTGTTTTCACTTTCATACGACATTACTTGCATAAGACCTTCTTTTCCAATACACGAAGCGATATCGACATCTTGTTCTGGATCTGCCATATGTTCAAGTAACGATGTATGAGGATATATAATATTTAATGCTTCAAGTGGACGCTGAATTACAGAATAGCCAATTGTATCCATATTTTCGAATGATGGGAAATTGTCACTTTCAACAACAGTAGCATCTCCAATATCGCGCAACAGAGATTCAACTTGGTCTCCTGCTGCTGCTGCTCCTGCTGCTTCCCCTGTACTGAGACCAACTACTGCTCCCTTTCCTTTTTTACTAGCTTTACTCTGTACCCCTGCATCGGTCGCCACGGAAGCAGCAGCAGCAGCACTCTTTCGTCGTAATACCGCTTTTTTCTTATATATATATGATGCTTTCATATCATTAATAACATATTTATATCCGGCTTCTTGAATATCACCAATTTGTGTCATATATACATCAATATGTTCTACTGGTTGATCAATTTGTTTTCCATTCATTTGGATTCTCGGATATTCAATTGGTGGATTACTTACTTGCGTTAGATACAACAAAGAATGATCCGGAGAATGTTCCTTTGGAAATACTCTATATGGAAAGGTATATGGATTTTCACCTCTTACAAACGATAAATAACCGGTAGCCTTACGAATGAGAAGCTCTGAACCAATATCTCGACCTTGTTGGTCGACTTTAAAATTACCTTTATCGTCAAAAACATCACTAATATCGATTGTTGCTCGTTTATCGTTTAAATTCATTAAATTAATAAGCCATACGATTTCTTTGTAACTATTATACATGGGGGTGCCTGATAACAATAATAGGCGAACATTATTCACTTTCTGTACAATTTGATATAATATCTTAGAGACGCGTTTATCGCGATTATCGTCGGTAATACGAATATTATGAACTTCATCAATAATAATAAGTGTATTTGAAAATAATTTACGCAGCTTTACAATAGATAAATTTTCCAAAGCAGAAGCTTCTAATTCGGCATTTTTTGCTATTGTTTCTGCAGATCTTCTACCTCTTTTTTTACCCGCACCTTCAGTTCCTACCGCCGCTTCAGTTACAACAGCCATCATGCCCTTTTTCTTCTTTTTGGGTTGCATTTCAACATCATCAGATGAAATACCGACACTAGATGCATTATTCCTCACATAGTTAGCAAATTCATTATAGCCAAAAAACAAGTAATAAGATTGAATTAATCTCTTGATTTGTTTTATGACCTTTTCTCTCGTTAAACCTTTCATATTCATCGGATTAATTTCTTTAATAAATTTGTTTCCTGTACATGCACGTATATTCCAAACACCAGGTTCTATCTCTTTTAATTCGCGTTCATCGAATAATTGTAAACGAAAATTTTCTTGCACGTTTGGAGAAGCGATAACAATAATTTGCTGGCTTATTCCCATATGTTTCATGTAATCACGCATTTCTTCTGCAACACTAATTGCCGAACATGTTTTACCTGTACCTAAACCGTGATATAGAAGTAAACTATTATACGGAGTTTCTACAGATAAAAAATTTCTAACGAATTGCTGATTTGGTGCTAATTCAAACTCCGCATTACACATCATTTCCGCTTTCGTTTCAACATCTTCTTCGTTATCTACGTCCATCTTTGTATCGTAAAATTCTTTTCGAATCGCGATCTTGGTGTTAAAATTTGGGTCATTTAATGAAGGATATAAATGTTTTGTATAATCCGTTCCCTCATCACCCGAATCGGAACCAGCTCTTGCACCATTTTTATCATCAGAAATATGAATATAAGACCGTTCTAATATTTCCTTTTTAAGCAATAATTTATTAAACTCTTTGCTAAATGGATTATTTAATTCATCGGGTGTTAAACTTTTCGACCCCGTATCTATCTCTCGTTCAAGGCGTTTTACTCGGGATGTAATTGATTCCGATGATTCATCAACAACAAGTTTGGGTTTGGCAGTTTTTTTTGAACTTATCTTACCCGCTTCACCTTGATCCGGTGCGAGCGACGTTGGTTGTTTAGTAGACATTTCTATTCTCGGTTCATCTCCTTTAATAGAAGACGCAAGTATTAATTCAATCGGTTTATTTTCATCATCACTATCACTTACATTAGACGCCGACGACATCTTTCGCGAATACCTTTATATATGTGAATAATAATACTTTAATATATTTGATACTTTTCTAGTATATTATTAATTTTTTGTACGATCGCTATTTTTTCTAAATTATAAGGCCGTATCATCTGAATACATTCATCGTATGATAACCATTTCATTAATCCAACTTCCATTATATCATGCGCCTTTTTAGGTTTCTTGTCTAAATCTACCATCGCAAGAAAATATTTCTGCTTGTAACATTTCATATCTGATCCCATAAATATCTCTTCAAATGGAACTATGTTTTGAATAATGTTATCAGTAGTAATATCATACCCCGTTTCTTCTAAGCACTCTCGAAGTGCACATGTTAAATCCTTCTCGTTATAATTTCTACGCCCTTTTGGAAATCCCCACTCCGTTTCCGACCATCTCGTTGGAGAATCAGTTATAAACTGTTGTAACGTTTTCCGTTTTCCATCTTTTGTACGTATTCCCGAGACAATCTGACTATATTTTTCACAGGAGATCGATTCTTCGTTTTTATATTGGCTGCCGCGAGTATATTCACCCCATAAAAGTTTCCATAATTGTTCGAATGATAGACGAAGAAGATTATCTTTTTCATAAATAGTCATTTCATCAATTATACGTTGGATACATACTTCATCGTTTAATGAATATTTACCTCGAACAAAATCAACAAACCCAAAAGAGTCGCGGCGACGAATCATTAAAAATTCAGGTCCATGATCTCCACTTCGAAATGCGATTATTCCTATGCTTGTTATCGGTGCTCTGCAATTGTTATATAAATGATTTGTTCTATTACAGTTGTTACAAAAATGTTTGGGTATTGCAGTTTGTGATGAAGATCTTATATTATATCCATTTTCTACCTGAGATACACCACTAATATCAATTACATTTCGTAATTTAGCCGCTTCTATATATGACATTACCACTTTAGGATTGTGTACTTTACATGGATCGTCCATCTCCATAATTCGTGCTTCTTGTGCTTGAGATGCCATTATTCGTCTGATCGTTTATCTTATTATGTAATTCTTTTTATATTATTTGATATATTATGGTTAAACTCGACCCAGTAGTATGGGGGCCTCATTACTGGTTTTTTTTAATGACGACGGCGGTGAATTACCCCGATCATGTGAATGATGTAACGCGTAAAAAATATTATGATTTTATACAGAATTTTCCCATGTTTATTCCCGATCCGGAAATGTCAGCCGAATTTAGTCGCATGTTGGATAAATATCCGGTTACTCCATATTTAGACAGTCGAACCTCATTTATAAAGTGGGTTCATTTTATTCATAACCGTTATAATGTACTATTGTTGAAAGATGAGCTGTCATTACATGACGCACTTCAAAAATATTATTTGCATTATCGTCCAAAGCCGATTCAAATATTAGAAGAATTAAAATACAGAGAAAAACTCGTTTATTTTCTTATTTTGGTCGGAATGGGGTATGCCGCATATTACTATCATAATAAATAATAATATAATTTCTTATATATAACGTTAACACACTATGCGTGGTATTTCTCTACATATTTCACCAACAAAAACCGACTCAAAAACTAGACATTCATATTCTAGTTCGCGTTCTCCGCCAGAACTTAAAAATTATAGACGTTTATTCAACGATCCCAAGCTTCAAAAGGCTTTAGAAATACAAGAAAAATACGGAGAAATCTTAGGACGAAATCTCCCTTATGGTGCTACAGAACAACAAGTGCAGAAAAGACAAGATATGATCGAGCTATATGAGAAAAAGTTAAAAAAATATGGTATATTACTTCGTCAATTTGAAACGGCAAAACAGCATTATAAAAACTACAATCCAAAAATGAAAGGTGGGTTATATACTCGTAAAAATATGAAATCAAATAAAAACAGATCTCGTAGATTTAATAGACGATAGATATAATATTGTGACTGTAATAACGAGCTATTATAATTAATTATAAATCTAATTATAATAATTATTTTAAATATATAGATAATATATCTCTATGCGTAATACAATTTCTTCTTATAAAAATAAATCTACATCTAGTCGGTCTAGTCGGTCTAGTAACAAAAATAATAAAGAAAATCCAAAAAAAAATGTAGACGAGTTTAGGGTATCTACTCCAAAAGTAATGAAAGAAAATAGTAAACGAAAATTAAGAATACGTCATAAACTTAAAGAGTTAATAGCTCGCCCGTTGCGTGATGGTGCAACCCAACGTGAGAAAGAAATACGTAAAATAAAAATTTCAAAATATGAAGAATTATTACAACAATATAGTCCCGTAAAAAAATCAATAAAAGGAGGTTCCTTCAGTAAAAAATACAAAAAGGTATTAAATAAAAATAAAACGCGTAGATTTAGAAGATAATAATGTTGGTATACCATACATTATTTTAGGTATATTATATAACTTTATCAGACAATTATATAATATGATGAAATTAGAGTATATTGTTTTTATTATTACCGCGGTTTTGATCGCAAATACGTATTATGATGGACGCCTTATAAGAATGTTTCAAACAAATCAAAAATTTATAAAAATGGCGACATTTGGATTTATTGGGTTGTCTATATTCTTATTTTTAAAGAAAAATCCGGAAAACTCTAGACAATTACTCTTTCATGCAAATGATATTATTAAGTATATGCCAATAAGCAAAGGGACCGCTGATATGATTAGTCCATTTTTCGATTTTACAAATAATAAATCATTTTTAAACAACGATGTTAATATGTTACCGCAGCATCAATCGATGATGTCGTCGTATACGGCGACCGGCGGTGGTGACGCGAATATGTCAGGAAATGCACAAATGGTTGATAATTCTTTGACCGGAGGAGGAGGAGGTCCCGTTTCAAGTGCTGGAAATAGACCTCTCGCAAATGGAAGAGGTGCAACCGCGGCTGAACGAAAATTATTAAATTCCGGTAAAGGATCGAGTAAACGAAGTGTAAGTGAAACAAAAAAGAAATATGTCGCTGCACAACAAGGGTGGAAATGTGGAGATTGCCAGCGTCAATTACCTGCCTGGTTTGAAGTAGATCATGTTATTGCTTTAGAACATGGTGGTTCTAATCACGTTGATAATTTAGTAGCATTATGTCGCGATTGTCATGGAAAAAAAACCGCTATGTCGTTTTTGTAAATTACACACATCGTCATTTATATGAATTATATTATATTCATATAAATTAAGCGCTTGTATATATAATGGATTTTGTTCCATTCGAACTAAAAAATATAATTGAATATGTACCACTCTGTATTATTATTGTTATCATTTTAATTGCAACATTAACATGGAATGTTCTAATTGAAAAGATTCATTACTTAATAACCTTAATAGTTATGTTTATATGGGCAGTATACTTGTTTATTGGCGATTCTAATTCAGTATGGAATTGGAATAATCAACAACCTCCACCTAATCCTGTTGGTCCTCCGCTACCTCCACTACCGTCATATATAATTACTCCCCCCCCCGCCAGAGCTAACCCAATTTCAACAATACTAACAGCATTAGCATCACTCGCAGTAATTGGTGTCGGATTATGGTTAGGTTTCACATCTCAAAATTATGATAAAAATTTTGATTTGAAAAATGGTACATTATTTACCACAATCGGCTCGATTATAACCGCATTAAGTGTACTTGCAGGGATATACATAATCATAAATGTTCTTCGTAACAATACAAATAATACCGCAAATGCGGTTGTTATACCTATGGGAATAATCGGATTGGCGGTCGGTATATATCTTATAGTTACCGGTAAAAATATTGATAAAAATATGAAAAATGGTTCGCCAATAGACAAGTCGAAAACGGTAAATATAGATATGCAAAAACTAGGATTAGTAGGTGGATTATTTTTTCAGATTACTGGTATTCTCGTATTGCTGGCTTGTATGTTTTTTTTTAAAATACTTGACTCTAATCAGGCGTGGGCTATGTTAGTAAGAACGATATTATGGATCGTATTATTTATTGCGGGTGTTCTTATATTAACAACTCCAAATATATCGAGAGGTATATCTAAACTGTTAGATATGGAGAATAACAGTATTGACGGCAGTATTGATTCAGCGAAGAGTATATATGTTTCTCACGGCGCCGTATATGTTATTCTATCATTTATCGCATTTATTTTATCTATCGGCGGGTTGAAAAACATGCAAACATATGCAGCAACCGGAGTATTTTTATTATTATCACTCATCGGGCTTTTTATATGGAATATAGTAGTTAGTGTAAATGAACATAAAAATCTAGAAAGCGAATATGATCTGAATGAAATGAAAAAACAAACGAATCCGCGTTTTACATTCTATCAGCAAATTCGTGAAGAGGCAATAAATAATGTAAAGCTTCAAGGGCGAGATACCAATGTGGCGGGAACAATCGAGCTTACGAATGAAGTAAAAGACATTATGCAGACCAAAGTAAATAATCTGATTATGAAGGAAAAACCCAATTCGATCGTAAATATCACGATCTCTTCGATTTCTCTCGTGTTCGTGATTTTAATGTCTATATTTAGATATCTTAAATATGAAATTACAGACGTTCTTCGGTTACCTAGAGAGTTTTTTTTCGTATTTGGTCATCATTCATTTCCGCAAGCAACTCAACCTCCCCCGCCTCCTGCATTCCAAAAGTCGGAATACTTAACACACGATCGTATCGACAATCTTACTGGTAATGACTGGAACGATATTATATCTTTACATAATGATACGCCTAATATTCCTGAAAATTTTAGTAAACCTGTTGTAAATTTGGCTGCATTATCTCGATGGAACATGTTTTTATCAGCGGTGTTAATTATATTATGGGTGGTCGTGATTTATAATTACGTAACTACATCTGATAAAACGGAAATGTGGATTGCGACATCATTTGATGTTTCTATGTATTCAAATGTAAAAGATCTACTCAGCGCATTTTTTATTACGATTCTGGTTGGATTATCGGTTGCCGCCGTATTATTAATTCCAGTAGTAAAAGAGTTTAATAGTGAAGGGGTTGATAATCTATTAAAATTCGCAGAATCTATTCAGGTATGGCAATGGCAACAAGTTACCACTAGAAGTGGATATTTATTAGGGTTATTATTTGCGTCCATTATATGGTTTCTATTGCTTTGGATACCTATACAATTCAACCCAGATGCAAATGCCGTTTGGCAAACAAGTGGTGTAAATGTTGGAGATTGGCCAAGCGGATTTAAACTCTATTTTATTATGGTTACCGTATTTTCGTGGTTTTTTAAATCTGTATTAAATACGGATAAACGTATAGACGATGACTTCAAGTCAGAAAGCGCAGTAATTACAATTATTCGCTCTATATTAACCACATTATATCTGATTCCATTAACTGCCTGGACATTTTTGAAATGTATCATTTGGCTTTTAATCGTTATTTTTACTTTTGGTCAGGTTGATAATTGCAAAGAGTCGTTTGCAGAAGAATTACGAAAATTTGGAACTATCGTTACAGGAATTAATCTGAATAGTAATGTGGATCTGCGGTTTTTTAATAATTTATTTGGGAATCGGGCACCTACACCTCAATCCGTTACGACAGTCGTTCCAGTAAGACCCCCTATGCAAGTGTCAAATGTTCCATCAAATCGGGCTGCTATTACCGTTGATCAAACTAAAGTAAGTGTAATAACTAAATTAATCAAATCCATCATTATTATCATATCGTGTGTTATGATCGTCCTCACGATTATATATGGATTCTATCAACTCAAGCAAAAAGCGTATACAAATACATCAACAGACGGAAATAGTAGCACATCATCAGCTCAAGGATTAGATCCATCAACCACTACATTTATATATGTCGTTTTAGGCTTATTAACTGTCGCGGGTATTGTGGCGGTTATCAGAGATAAAACCCAAAAATCGGGCGCAGAAGATCCAGAAAGGTTAATCTTCGATAATTATCACCCAGAAGACGAAAGCAAGCCAGGTAGACAACTCACGTTTATGATGACACATATAATATATGTAGTATTAATGATTATCGTATGGGTATATGACCGTGATGTGGATAATGATAATAAAATGTCTATACTCGGAATGGCTATATTGGGTGCCGTTATTTTGTTATTTCATTTTTGTTTAGAAATTATTGATACAAATGATCTTACTGATCGAGTTGGTGGTTCTAATATACAAAACCTTTTTGAGAATATCCGATTTCTCGTAAATGTTGTATTTTTAACAATAATATGTGTATTAGGTTATTATAAAATGCATACACTAATGATAGTCTTACTCGTCGTGATGTTTTTGTTTCATCTATCGAAATCAAAGATTGGGTTATTGATATTAAAACTCTTATGGTTGTGTATTATTTATATACCATGTATCATACTTGATGCAATTAACAGCGGGCGTAACATTCTTGGTACCACTACCCGCCCCATTTGGATATTACTATTTGTTGAAATTATAATAATCGCGTTAATGTTCGGCATACCGTATCTTATTAACAAGGCTGGCACCTCCGAGTCACAAATTATTTTGGCACCGGTACCATTAATGTTACAAAACGATACGAAATTAACAACAGAAAGTAAAGAAATATTTATTTATCATAATACTGGCACAAACCGAACGGCGGCAGATAATGATGTAAATTGTTCACCAGAGGAAAAGAAGCGATACAACTACTCGATATCTGGTTGGTTTTGGATAAATGGTAGTGTCACTAGTAAAGATCAAGACTTAACTATTTTCGATTTTGCAGGTGTTCCGAAATTAACATATAATCCTTACCAGGCGAATTTTAAGGTGACGTGTAAGACAGTTGGAACTGACGGCACAATATATGACGGATCAAATGTAAAGGTAATCTATGAATCTCACGATAATCTTGTTCAGAATGATGAATATAAAGAATTTGTTATGGCAAATGAGTTGCAAATTACAAAACAAATACCTCTTCAAAAATGGAACTACTTTGTCATTAATTATGATGGTAAGACGATGGACGTATTTTTAAATGAAGAATTAGTCGGTAAAAGTAGTTTTATAATACCATATATAACTGTAGAACGTTTAATAAGTGGAGAAAGCACTAATGGCACGGGATTAAATGGAAATATTTGTAATGTAATATTCAGCAAGACGCCGATGACTACCGAACAAATCCGTTGGACATATAATACACTTAAAACGGTAGAACCTCCTCTTATTGGAACGAAAACGATAGCCGATGAAGTGAATAACGTTGGTAAAACAGACATTTATTCAAAATAGTAAAATAATATCTTCTTATTTATTTAATTATATATTTATTATTATATATATATAATCTGCGTTATACAAACATATAATGAACTCAAAACTTGTTTTAGCAGTTGTGATAATATTATTACTACTTTATGTTATATTTAAGGCATTAACTACCAGTTATGCTACTTTAGGAACCATGCAGCCATCTAAAAATGAGACAACACTTGCAGGTGAAACTCTTCCGAGATCTATTAAAGTAAATAGTGCTATTTCGATATGGTTTTATGTAAAAGACTGGGTTGCCAATTCAAATATTGTACGGTTTAAAAAGGCGTCGACCGAATTAATGTCAGTGAAACTTCACCCTACTTTAAATAATGTAATTATTACACCACGATCGGGAATAGCAGCAAATAAAACGTGTGATATCGCAGAATTTCCGTTACAGAAATGGGTAAATCTTATTGTTAGTTTTAATGGTGCAGCGATGGACGTATACTTAGATGGTAAATTGGTTAAATCATGTGTAGTAGACCGCGGTTCAGAATTAAATGGTGCAGATTCGATCATTTTAGGCGAAACAGGTAAAGATTTTGGATTTATAACCAACGTTAAATTGAAGACTAGTCCAATCGCACCTCAAGAAGCGTGGGATATGTATTCTCAAGGTTTTGGTGGAAGCCCATGGAGCGATATATTGAACAAATACAAGTTGAAGCTTAGTTTCTTGGTGGATAATCAAGAGCAGGCAACCGTATCTACATAATTGTGTAGTAGAATATTTTGGTAGTTTTACATTATATTATTATATAATTTATTATTTATATTTCGTCATCATTATATATAGTATTATATATAGTATTAGAAACATTTTATAATAAATTATGAGTAGTCGAAGTAGTTCTGGTAGCTCGGGAATGTTAGATAATATAACATCTGACTTTTCTAGTTCAAGTGAAGCCGGGCTTTCAAGTAGTGGAGGGTTTGGTCTAAGAGAATTTATGGAGTCAAATAGTTATGTTGCAAAGTTTGCATTTATATTGATGGTTGTTATTGTATTTTCTGTAGTTATGAAAGTAGTAATTATCGGGTTATCGTATTTCATGTTACCATCGTTAAGTCCATATGTCTTAAACGGTACCGCAAGTACCGATGCTACACCGATATATGTACCACAAGATCCAGCATTAGCCGATTCTATATTTGTAGCAAGATCTATGAATGAAGATGGCGGGTTAGAATATACATGGTCTTCTTGGTTTTTAATAAACAAACCGCCAAGTAATTTTAATATTTATTCAAGAATATTTAGTAAAGGTGGTGAAGGAAGTAAGTCTACGACTACTGGAATTTATTACCCAAATAATTCGCCCGGGTTATATATTAAAGTGACCGATGATGTAAAGGTAAATAATGCAGACAGAAAGGACGTTGGTACAAATATTTCATTAGTCGCAGTTGTTGATGTGAATGGTAAGCAGGAAAGTTCTTCAACTGGTTCTATCGATAATATGAACGAACAATTAGTAGCAACTGATATTCCTATGAAAAAATGGGTAAATGTAATTATCCGTGTTACAAATAACGTCATCGATTTGTATGTTAACGGACGTTTAGCGCAAAGGAAGAAAACAATCGGAATACCTCTTCAGAATTATGGAAAAATAAACGTTGGTGAAAATAAAGCAGGCGACCGTTTTACTGGGTATATTTCTACGATCCAATATTTCAATTATTCCGTTGGTGCTAATAAAATTACGAGTATAGTCGATTCTGGGCCAAAATTAAATATGGTTGGTGGAGAAGGTGCTGATCAGGCAGCAGCAGACAAAGCTGGCTCTTATTTATCCAATAGTTGGTTTATCAGATAAATATTAGTTTTTATTACTATATTATTCTTTTTGCATATAGTAATAGTAATAATACATATTATATAAGGATTGATTCGGGTTGTGAAAAATAATAATGACAACTCCAACTTTATCAAATTTTGTAATACCATTTAAACGGTTAAATGATTCTTCATTTCTCTTGGTTGACCCATCGTCCAACAGTCCTGGTGCTTTTGTATTTACAAGTGGATCTCAACAAGTTGCTACAATTAACAATCGCACCGTAACTATCGTTGGTATAGGTACGAGTATTATTACTGCTAGACAAGCCGCATCAGGGTCATATCTACTCGGTTCTATAACTGCATCTTTTGTTGTAAAGGGCCAATTACCGGTTATCACTAATTTTGTAATCCCAACGAGGAGATATAATGATCCGTCAACATTTAATTTGGTTGACCCGACTTCAAATAGCGCAGGAGCGTTTACATATATTAGTGGTAATGAAAATATAGCCACAATTGTTAATAAAACTGTAACAATCAGATCAAGTGGAACAACCACTATAGCCGCTAGACAAGCGGCTTCTACAATATACGATACTATAGACGTATCGGCAATATTGGTTGTATTACCACCACCACCTACTTGGTATCCAAATTTAATACAAAATGCAAATGGAAATCTAGATATAACTGGTACAACATATCCTGGTGATAATACTTATAATTTGTCTTACAGTTCAACCTATACTTTACACGATGTAGATATCGAACGATTGCCTCCTATTATTCGCGCACCGAATCTGCGACCAACTGGTATTGGCGTTCTTCCTATGATCGAAATAACATCTACGAATGATAACCCGAATTGTCCCATTTTATATGATTGTTCTGATAATAGATTTGCAGTAACGATTATGCATTTAGATACACAATATTTTACCGCTCAACAGTTGCCATTAAATGATCCGCGTTACAACCCTCAAAATATTAAACCATATAGAGATGTTATTATCATTAATGGTCTACTTGATCCGAGTAATTCATTATACTATAATAGTGATTTTATCACACTTACCATTTATATAAAACAGGCAGCAGGCGTATCATCTCAGAATGTAAATTATGCTGAAAAAATAGTAAATTTTCCATTTACAATCACATCAGTCCCTACAAATATTACTCTAAAATCGATAACTACAACTCCACTACCACGTTCATTATTAGGTAATGGAGGAAGTGGTTATATTATAGAAAGAGAATATTTACAAAGTTATATCGATTTATCATTTGCTCAATTTGCAACAACCGATAGGTTATTGTTAAATGGTAATGGCAGCGATTATACCAATATTTACTACTACCTAATACAAACAAGTAGAAATATCTTCGTATTTCAAAATGATTATGTTTCCATCGAAAATAATCGTGTTAGATTATTAAATTCGACTTACTCGTACAACTTTAATTCTCCAACTGATAATCCTTCATATGATGAAATTTCAATATTATTTTTTCAAGAAGCATCACCCGCATATAAACGCTCACAATTTATCGGTGATACACTTTATTCTCCTCCATTACAGCAAGAAACCATAAAAATAAGAATCATTAAATCTACACCAACATTTTATGGTCAAACCCCCGCTATAAATACTGGCGATTCACGAACGATATATACTCTAGAAAACATATCAAAAATGACATATGATGAACCTTTTGAAATTATTTCTCCTCTGACTAATAATACAGACGCTAGTAATAATTTTACTGTAGTATCGAGCGTTCCGGATATTATTAAAATAAAGGTAGAAAATGGAAAAAACATGGCATACATATATAATGCTGGAGTAGTGACAATAACAATAACACAAACCTCTACAAGAAATTTCAAGTCAAAATCTGCTTCATTTATAATTTATGTTAATTTAATCGCCCCAACTCTAATCAATTGTAATACAAATATTGTATATACAAATCCCTATCAACGCCAATTTTGGACACGTTTTAAGGCACCATGTCCCGATTATAAATTGTCTATTACAAATGGTGGCGGTCAAACACGTCTTTTAACTCCAACTGAAGTTGATGATATATATAGTGAACGCCGTAAAACTGAAATTCTCAAATATAATAAAAATGTCGGCGGTCTTACAAAAAGTCAGAAATATGCAAAAGCATCTCGTGGTGAATTAATGAGACAAATTGGTAATGAAAATAAATATTTAAGAGGAGCAAACGGAAATTTGATATGTCCGATACAGCCTAACCGCGTTTCGTGTGGTCTAACAAGTGCGTGTGGAGTTCCGGGTAAAGAACGTGTTTTATGCTATGATCCGAGTATTAATCTTTATAATTTAACACGAACATATGAGTATAAAGGTGGTCAACAAACTGTATCAAATATTCCAACTATTGCATTAACTCAACCACGTAATTTGGTTGCAGATTTAAGTGGTAGTAAAATTATTTTAACATGGGATTCGCCGATTTCGAATGGTGGATTACCCATAACAGGTTATGTAATTTCATATTCGATAAATAATAAAATTTGGGCTCCATATATCAGTATCTTTCCAAATAAAGATGGATTGATAGATCAGCTTTCAGGAGAAAGAAATGGTAACACCGTAATATTTAAAGATATTTCCGGCTCTTTCTATATTAAAAATGATACATTATATTATCTATCCGTATTTTCAGCAAACGAACGAGGATTATCAAGTGTTCCTGCAACTGTTTCAATTAAAACATCATCTTCCCCAAGTATTATTTCTGATTTCGGTTTATCTGACACAGACCGTAAATTTCTTATTGTTGATTTAAAATGGACTGATCCGGTGAATTCAACTTCAAGTACGGGGGGGTATAATGGTCCTCTAATTACGCAATATAGTATTCATTATAAAGGAGTTAGTGAAACAACTTGGATAACAACCCTCGTTGATAGTACTTCCGTTATTTCTGACTCTGCAAATCCAAACTCTAAAAGATACACATTACGAAATCTGTTAAATGAAGTTACATATAATATTAAAATAGAACCCATAAATTCGATCGGAACTGGTCCTGAATCAAAAATATTATCTGCCAGAACATTAATGAAACCAGGACCCCCATTAAATGTTGTCGTAATCGGTCGTTATGGAATTCCACCAGATAGTACTGGAATCGGTAATACTAGTATTAATTATATGACTGTTACGTGGGATCGTCCAGATAATGGTGGAAGTACTATTTCTAGTTATAATATTACAATATCTGGCTTAGAAACAAAATTATTTCCTGTATCATTAATATCACAGCCAAACTCATATACTTACATTATATCTACGTTGAACTCTAAATTTATAGATATTGGAACATACTCTATATCATTAACTTCTAAAAACACTATGTTTACTAGTGTATCATCTGCAATATCGTCTATAACAATTGCACCAATATCAGTAAAGCTTACAATTATGGAGCCGATTGTTGTTAGATATAATCGCACAACCCTATCAGGTATAGTAATTCAATTCTCTGTTAGTTCGTATAATTCAAGAGATAATCCTATTACAAACATAAGAGTTCATGGGTTAGGAAATGGTAGTAATACCTATGAAACCTTAAAGAATATTGATAATCAAAATATAGTTGGAAGTGGTGAACATACGATATCGGTTCCTTCATTTTTTAATGGCACTACTCTTTTACAGGTAGGTAATACGTATAATATTTATATAAATGCAAAATTCGGAACATCTTCTTACACGAACGATACGCAAAGTTCTATAGTCCAAATAAGGCCTCAAATTAAATTGTCATAATAATAAACAATATTACCAGTATAATACCGGTAATATTATTCAACCATTCTATCAGTTAAAACTCACTCTCTCAAAGTAGGATTCATACATATTTCTTGACTAGAAAATACATCACCTGACATGCATTTATCGCCAGCTTCTACTTGAATGCAGCTTCTAAATCCTCTATCTTCACCTATATAGCAATATCCTGCCTTTCCACTTTGATGTTTTTGTGTTCGACTGGTACTATCATCAGCTGATGGCGATGGTCCTGTATAATTTCGTACCGCTTTATCTAAAAATGTATAATCTTTATCTTCGTGATTAAAACCGGGTTTTTTTTCTGAACTGTTCGTAGTTGAGATTGGAACCGGAATATTTCGATTTGTACTATCCGATGTTTTTTGGGTTGGCGGTTTAAAATCTCGCTTCTGTTTTACACTATCGTCGTCGCTTGATCCGGAGTGATGTTCTTCATCGTCTGCGTCTGCCTCTTCTTCGTTTGTCTTTTCAGATGATCCTGAAACAGATTTATAGTCCGCGATGTTTCCTGTAATACGAGCATATAATACCTTACCATTTTCCTCCATAGATTTAAAAAATCCGATTATCTTTTCACCCAAAGAGTCTACTCCTAAATTGAAATCTCCCTTATTCGCTAAATTCACCCACATAAACCATAGAATCACCGCGATTAATATAAGACGGATTAAAAATGAAAATGAAAAAAAACCGCCATCTTCATCATCGCCATTACTCGAGTCATTCGTACTAAGAGATGGTAATTCTGGGAATTCTAAAGAAGATGCCGTTTGCTTTGCATTTGATATAATATCAGGAATAACTCCTGATGTTTTTAACTTTGCTTCTGGCGATAATCCGCTATTTGCAGAACTACTATTATTGGGTTTAAAACTAAATGTAGGTAACGACATTATACTGTATTATATATTTATTATTATTTTGATTATTTATTGTTTATTGTTTTGATTATCGTCGCCTACCTTTCGTACAATCGTATTCATAGAATTAAGTGTTTCTAATCGTTTTATGGTTCGTTCTAAATCTCCCTTCTTATCGTCACCACCACCACTATACCCAGCAGATGAAAATAAATAGTCTGTTGCTGGACTTATTTCATGCTGTTTTATTTCTTTGTATAATGAATTAATATTTAAAACAGCGGTTTCTATAATTAATTTATCCTGTACAATTTCGATACGATGATCATACTCAGTTGTAAGCAGCGAGATTGCAAAATATATAAGATAACGCCGTTTTTTACGGACACTCGGAGTAAATCTTACGCAATACATTTTAAGTAAGCTTTTTATTATTTTTTGTGTTAGTGGTGAATGTCCGTCATCTTTTGTACTTTCTGCAATAATCAGATCCCATATCATCCAGATCGGATCAAATTGTAATTTATCATCAACTTGAATATGCGATCGGCGTTCACATCTACATGTCTCTTTTTTGGCCTTGCAAATCGTTTCAAATTCAACGATCCATTCAACCCAATAACATGCAAATAACGTGTTTTTTGAATCTCTCGAAATATGATATGCAAACTCATTAACAGCAATAAAAATCTCCTTAGGATCTTTTGCGCGGAACTGTTCTTGCGTATAATCAATTCTAGGAGCTTTTAATCTCTGCGACATCGTGGTTATATCGTATTCTTCTTTCTTTTTGATTTTTACGCTTTCAAATTTATGTTGACGTTTAGAATTACATAAAACACATACAATTTCGGCAAATAGAGTTCGCATTTTCGGATTATTACGTAATTGTAATTCATTACCCGAATAACCATTCGATATAATTGACTTGAAATTATCATACCGCATTTCAATATATAATGGCAATTTCGGATTTGCTAAATGAATATACTTACTTATAAACGTAATAATAATATCCCATAAATCCATATAATGACCTGAACATACTAATTCTGCACTCCAATAACAAGACGGTTCTACTTTAGAATCTGTTAAACTATCCATCAACTCTTTTCGCACGTCACTCTTTTTATATGCCGAAAATGTAGTCCCTTTAAAATCCTTTTCCTCTCGTATATCATTCAATTCACTCATATTACTGTCTATTTCTTAGTTAGTAATAATATTCAGATTATAATTATAAAGGTTTCAGATAATTATAATACAAGTTTTAACGCTTTTAACAAATTTATTTTTATAATTACATATTAGTAGATAGATATATTGTAATATATTCCGCCCATGGCATCATTATATACCACTTTTAATTCATTTATGAAATCAATAACAAAATGGGAAATTTTAGTCTTTCTTTTCATTTTATTGCTTATCTTATGCTTCACTAAAAATGATTTATCTTCAAATATTGAAGGTTTCGAACAAAACGATAAATATAAAATTTATGAGAATGCAAATATTTACGATAGTTTTTATGCCGATATTTACGATGAATTATTCATACAACCCAATAAAATAGAGGCTGAAGTAGACGAGGTACTTAATATCACCGAAGCAACTGAGAAAATCAAAAAGGGTGGTAAAAAAACATTTAAAATGATGGATCTGGGTTGTGGGCCTGGACATCATGTAGATCAATTACAAACAAAAGGCATGAATATTTCTGGCTGCGATAAATCTCCTGCGATGATTCAACGTGCGAAAGATTTATATCCATCATGTAAATTTATGGCTGGAGATTTTATGGACCCGATGTTATTTAGTGAAGATGAATACGACGTATTGACATGTTTCAATTTTACAATATATTACGCAAAAGACAAGCGTGCATTCTTTAAAAATTGCTATCAATGGTTACGTCCTGAAGGATATCTTATTATTCATTTGGTCGATCGTAATCACTTCGATCCAATCGTCCCCGGTGGAAAGCCGCTTTTTCTTGTTTCGCCTCAAAAATACGCCAAAGACCGAATCACGAATTCAGTTGTTAAATTTCGAAGTTTCCAATATAATTCCGATTTTAAAACGCCCGGGGTATCTAAAGAAAAAGATAAATTTAGCGGTGATAAAAATGTTGGTAAATTCATCGAAAAATTTACAGACGATAAAACGGGTAAGGTTCGCGAGAATCACCATACTTATTATATGCCGACAAACCGCGAAATATTAGAAACTGCAAAAGAAGTCGGTTTTACCGTAACAGGACAGGTTGATTTGATTCACATTTTGAATGAATATCAGTATTTATACATACTAAGAAAATCATAATTCATAATATTTTTTTTGTACGATGTTTGAAAAACAACCACATAATTATCACGTTTAATGATATATTTAATAAAGATGAAATCAGTAATGTATTATCATTAATGAAATAACCATGCATAAACCATAAAATATTATTAACCATCAGTAATGCTATTGCTATTAGTGAAAGATCATTCACACTTTTTGTTTTTATAATTTTAAATACCTGCGGTATTTGATATAAACTATTCATAATTACAGCTAAATATGCTACTGCAATACGTATCATTTGTGAAATTTATGTATCTATATTATTATATTATTTTATTCTATTCTATTTGAAATAAAATAATATCGTGATACATGTCAGTAAACAATATCTAAAACGATTTATAATGTATTATGTAATGAAATACATATCCACATATCACCCGTATGTCTATATGGAAAATTCTTTATCATGTGATTAGGGAAACTAACGTATTACCAGCTATAATATCAACTATTATTGTTATATTCGGGTTGTCTTATATGATCTTTCAACACAGCCTACTTATGCAGGCCGATTTAAACGTATATTCAACCGTAGTAGCATTAGGCTGGTATGCTACCCTTGATCGTTTTTTTAAGGCGTCTAATGAGCTTATCGTGGTTTATTTTATCATGTTACCTTCCAAACTTACCGCCGAAAGGTTACTTGTAGAATCTCTTGTAGCCCGTTCTCCATCATCATTACTTCTCATGAAAGAGAATGCTTATGCTTTAAAAAATGCTGCAGTCCGCGCTTTGTTGGCTCTTATTGAAAATAGTTTGAGTGTTATTACACCAATAGTTCTCCTATTTTCAAGAGGAGCTGCTCTAGGTATGAGACTTAATTCAACACATCTTCTTATTGTGTTATCATGTATCACAACGATGTTTTTTATTGGTTCAGCAATTTTGATTTACGATCATCGTAAAAAGGCGATATTATCGAAAAAAGAAACAGAAGTTGACGAACAGGCTCGTTCGTTGATGACTTCTATAGCAACACTCGTAATTAATGGCGGTAGCAGAATATTACCTGATTGGTTAATCAGTCTTAAAAAAGAAGAATCTATTCCAAGCACGAAGCATAATGTTGTGATGGCTCTTATGTATGGGATATTAGAGATAGCTACCACGGGTATTCCTGTGGCTTTGGTATGGTATATTAAAGGAACAGATGAATTTTTATCACTTTACATTATTATACAACCTATGTTCTGGAACACTTGGTATCTCTTCTGGAGTGTAAAGTCTCTTGTAGTGAGCACTGCTCCTTGGAGTCAATATGCAGAATTCATGAAGAGTTCTCAACCATCA